GAAGAGTTTGCTCGGGCAGCGTCAGAGGACAGAGAGCGGTCTAGTTATTTTGCAGTACCTACGTATACGGAGAGTTACTGATGGCTGGTTACACTTCTGGCAAATTTGGTCTTGCTCTGTGTGATCAGTGTGGTCAGCAGTTCAAGCTAAATCAGCTTAAAAAAGAGTGGACAGGGTTTAAGGTCTGCGATGAATGCTATGAGCCTAAACATCCGCAGCTTGAGCCTAAGCGCACGTTAAACGAGCCTCAGGCTTTGTTGGAGCCGCGCCCAGAAACAAGACTGGGCGTTAACGTTTATGTAGGGGACACAGGAGATACTTCTTTCGCAAGTATTGGCATGCAGCCCATGGCTCCTGCAAGAAATTTAGTAGCTGGCGCTATGCTTGGAACAGTTACAACGAGCATCACATGAACTATTCTCAATTAACTGCTGCTATTCAAGCGTATACCAATAACACCGATACAGATTTTGTAGCGCAGATTCCTGTTTTTGTAAAACAGGCAGAGCAGAGAATTGACAACACTGTTCAGGTTGCCAATCTGCGCAAAAACGTGACAGGAAATGTGCAAGTAGGAAACAAATATTTGCCCTGTCCTCAAGATTTTCTTTCTACTTACTCGTTGGCGTTGTATGCTGCGCCAACTCCAACTGCAACCGGGGCAGCATCAGCTTTTACAATTGTAGTTTCTAGCGCCACGGATATTGTTGCAGGCATGTTTGTTTCTGGTACAGGCATTGCAACCAGTGCGGTAGTTTCTACAATTGTGGGAACTACGGTTACGCTTACCATTGCTAATACGGGGACAGTATCAGGCACTGTAACGTTTCAAGGCGATTACATCTATTTGTTAAATCGTGATGTTAATTTTATTCGTGAAGCGTATCCAAATCCATCACAACGTGCTAAGCCTAAGCATTACGCTATTTTTGGTCCTAGCACCAGCAACGTTAATGAGTTGGTGTTTATTTTAGGACCTACTCCAGATGCTAATTACCAAGCGGAATTGCATTTTTATTATTACCCCGAGTCTATTGTTACAGCGGGTACTTCATGGCTGGGTGACAACTTTGACACGGTGCTTTTGTATGGCTCGCTGGTCGAGGCGTACACCTACATGAAGGGGGAGACCGACATGATGGCGCTGTACGACACAAAGTACAAAGAAGCGCTGGGCTTGTTGAAGAATTTGGGTGATGCTAAGCAACGTGGCGATGCTTATCAAGATGGCCAAGTAAAACTCCCGGTGAGGTAACCCATGATTACAGCCGGACTAACCAATAGTTTTAAACAACAGCTTTTGTTAGCGGTGCATGACTTTAGCGTGGATACGATAAAGATTGCGTTGTATACCTCTTCTGCTACGCTAGATGGAAGCACCACTGTATACAGCACCTCCAATGAAATAGTAGGGACAGCTTACACAGCAGGGGGCGTAGTGCTTACGGGGGCTACGGTAACCCTGACGGGAAGCATTGCGTATGTGTCTTTTAGCAATCCTACTTGGAATGGTTCTTCGTTTACGACACGTGGCGCGCTGATTTACAATTCTTCCAAAAGCAATAAGTCAATTGGCGTGTTGAATTTTGGGCTTGACCAGACAACGGTAAACCAACAATTTCAGATTCAGTTTCCACCAAATAATGCAGACAATGCGCTCATCCGTATTTCTTAAAGGAGTTTAAATTGATTACTACAACCAAAGGCGAAATGGACGAATCTTTGCTTGAAAAGCGAGAAGGTTCCGTTGATAATGACAACGAGTACACCACTTGGGTGGAGTATTGGTTAGAGGGAGAACTTGTGCACCGTTCGGCACATGTTCAATTAAAGAAAGCAGTAACGCTTTCAAGTTCAGTAGCATCTTTTTAAGGGATTATCATGGCAAATACACAAGCAATGTGCACATCGTTTATGAAACAGTTGATGCTTGGTGAGCATCAACTCGGCACCGCAACGCTTACCTCACGCACCAGTTTGACCGCACCAACTACAGATACGCTCAAAGCGGCTTTGTATTTAGCAACTGCTACGGTAAACGCAGGTACTACAGCATACAGTGCCAGTAATGAAGTGTCGGGTACCGGCTATAGTGCTGGCGGGGAGACGGTAACAATTGCTACGGCTCCAAATTCGACTAACTCTTCATCAACTGCGGGCGTAGCGTTTTTTACCCCGTCGGCTTCAATTACATATACCACCGTAACTTTGGCTACGGCGTTTGATGCAGTGTTGATTTACAACTCTACGCAATCAAACAAGGCAATTAGCGTTCACACCTTTGGTTCACAGACTGTGACCGCTGGTACGTTTACGCTGACAATGCCCAGTAATACCACTACAACTGCTCTGATCCGCTTGGCAACAACTTGATAGACAGGGCATGTCTTCTCTTGGTTGGGGTGATCATGGGTGGGGAGACAACGGATGGGGCGGCACACTTGAGGCTTCAGGTGTAGCGGCTGCTGGCTCCGTTGGCTCTGTCTCGTCTGATCGTAGCGTTGCCCTTACTGGAGTTGAAGCGGCGGGTGCAGTTGGAATTATTTCCAAGCTCGGAGCGCCAGATATTACAGGCGTAGGTGGAGTAGGGCAGGTAGGGTTGGTAAGTGCGGGGTTAGAGATTGAATTGACAGGCGTGTCTGCATCAGGTGATGTGGGTAATACAGACTTTCAATATGTTGCTTTTTTAGCCGGTGTAGAGGCTTTGGGCAACGCAGGCAATATGCTTGCTGCGCCAATTGGCACAGGGGTAAATGCAGGCGGGCAGGTAGGAGCAGTAGGCCCTGTTTTTGCAATAGCTCTTAGTGGCGTTGAAGCATCGGGCGCAGTTGGAATTGTTACAGAAACCAACAATCCAACAGAAGATAGCGTGTTGGCAACAGGTAGCGTAGGCACTGTTGGTTCAAGCAGAACGGTGGCACTAAACGGTGTATCCGCGCAGGGGCAGGCGGGAACAGCAAATTATTTTTATTGGTCAGTAATTGATGACAACGGCACTCCAAACTGGCAAAATGTTGAAATGGTTGTGTAAAGGATAATGATATGGCAGTAACAAATTTTACCCCTCTCCTTGGTCTGGCATTGCCGACCACGGGTGATCTGTCCGGCACATGGGGAACCACGGTCAACGATGCAATTACTGACTTGCTTGATGATGCTGTAGCCGGTACGGTAACGCTTGCAACGGACGCAAACGTAACGCTTAGCACGACCAATGGTGCGGACAATCAGGCACGTAATGCAATTATCCTGTGCACGGGTGCGCGCACGGCGATTAGAACAATCACGGCTCCGGCTCAGTCTAAGCTATACGTTATCATCAACGCGACCAGTGGTGGTTTTGGTGTCAAGATTGTTGGCGCAGGTCCTACAACAGGTATTACGGTGCTTGCAAACACGCAGGTCATGGTGGCTTGGAACGGATCAGATTTTGTTGTAACCGCCAGTGGTGATCTTGTAGGCCCAGCGTCAAGCACTGACAATGCTATTACCCGATTTGACAGCACAACGGGCAAGTTGGTACAGAACAGTTCGGTCACTGTGGCTGATAATGGTGCAATTACAGCACCGCAAGTTGGATCGGTTATTCCTTTCTACTACGCCAACCAAGCAGCGTTTCCCTCTGCCGCTACTTATCACGGTGCGTTGGCTCACAGTCATGCTGACGGGGCAATGTTCTTTGCTCACAGTAGTGCGTGGGTTAGGCTGCTTGATGCAGATACGGACGTTACAGTAGCTCAAGGCGGTACAGGTCTTTCAACCCTCACGGCCAACAACGTCATCTTGGGCAACGGTACATCAACGCCTTTGTTCGTAGCGCCAAGCACATCAGGTAACGTATTGACTTCCAATGGTACGACTTGGCAGTCAACAGCGCCTACAGGCGGTAATGTTTCAGGTGCGGGGGGTGCAATCTTAATTAATAACACCACTATCAATGCAAGTTACACGATTGCTTCTGGAACAAACGGGTTCTCAGTAGGCCCAATAACCATTTCTAGCAGTTACGCTGTTACAGTTTCTTCCGGCCAGCGCTGGGTTGTTTTATAAGGAAATACCATGAGTACGATTGCAGCAGGAACAACTTCAGGCACGGCGTTAGTAAGCACTGGCGACACGACTGGCGCATTGGTTCTACAAACAAACGGGTCAACGACCGCCGTTACTATTGCCACTAACCAAGTAGTCACTTTGGCACAACCTTTACCGGTAGGTTCGGGCGGTACGGGCGCAACTAGCTTGAGCGGCATTACAACTGGCACTGCAACCAACCTTGCTGGTGGCTCCAACGGAACTATTCCCTATCAGTCAGCGGCAGGTACAACACAGATGCTTGCGGTTGGAACAGCGGGTCAAGTCTTACAAACCAATGGTGCGGGTGCTCCAACTTGGATTACACCAAGCGCGGGAGCAATGATTTTACTGGCTACTGTTAATGTTACTTCAGGCACATACGCCACGATCGATGGATACTTTACGTCTGCCTATGATACTTATTTAGTAGTTGGAAACGACTTAGTAGGTTCATCTCCGGGAAATTCGTTGTATGTCCAAGTTGCTGTGGCATCTTCTTTTCAAACTTCTTCATATAAATATAATGGGCAAGGCGCAAGTGGAAGCACAAATTGGAACACAGGAGTTTATGCATCAAGTGCAAGTTTTATTAACATACTAGGCCCATTAAGTTCATCTGAGGTGGCTTCAGTAAATATGTACATTTACAGCCCTTTAAATACAAGCCGTGAAAAACTTTTTAATTGGTTTAACGGCATATCCTACACAGACCCGGGTTTTACTGTGGGTAATGGTCGTTGGGCTGGTGGTACAAGTGCATTAAGCGGCATCCGTATTTATTGGAGCACAGGTAATTGGAGTGCTGGCAGTTTTCGTTTATACGGATTAAAAAATACTTAAGGAATAATCATGGCAAGATTTCACGCAACACCAGAAGGCAACATTCCTTTTACTGCCGAAGAAGAAACCGCACGGGATGCTGAAGAAGCGGCATACGCAGTTGAAAAAGCCGCGCAAGCCCGTACCAAATACCAACGCGACCGCGCAGCAGAAT